CAATGCAACCCGCAGCCGTGGTGAGAACTACGGCACACCGCTTGATAACTTCAACAACATCGCAGCCCTGTGGTCTGCCTATAAAGAAGTGCCGTTCACAGTTAAAGATGTCGGCATGATGATGACGTTGTTGAAGATTGCTAGGTTAAAGCACAGCGACCACGATGATTCATTCGTGGATATCGCTGGCTATGCTGCTGTTACTTGCGAAGCTGTCGCCGGTATTGCAGATACTCTGCCCCCTCCAGAGGATCAGCAAAGCATTGCACCCATGAGACAGGGTTAGGGTTATGCGGATCAATGACCTGCATGATTGCCTGCCCAAAACGCTGTTGCTCAAAACCTTTAACGAACGCATATGTGTCATGGAATTTGTAGCCTCTCGCTCTGGCAAGCCACGCTGTCGTTTCCTGCTCTACGAGTTCGATCTGACCCAAAGCCCAGTTGTGCCTGTGGCCGCTTATATAGAGCGAAGCGTTACCTTTGAACCGCGCCATTTTGTTCTGAGCATGAAGGCTATTCCATTGACTGTGACCAGGCATATCGTGCGCTGCATGGATGCGGCAGTCTCTGCCGTTAGGGAATTTAAGTTCGACCCTAGCCTCCCAATCCTCAAGGACAGAGTGCGGGCGTTGCATCCATTTAAGGGGATCTCCGGCACCAGACCACATATCATGATTGCCGCCAATGAGAATAAGCGGATTCATCTCATTGATTAGCCACTCGACTAGCTTCCATGCTGTTTTGTGAGAGGTGTCCTGTTCGCCGTATATGCGCCCCAGACGGCCAACCCAGTTATTCTGGTAGTCCCCTAGGTTGCACCCATACACACCGTCATACTCGTTGATTATACGCAGATGCTCGCGCAGATTATCCCAGTCACAATAGTTGTCATCGATGTGAGGATCACCCATCCATAGCAAGCCGATGGGTTCGTCCGACTTCATCTCAATCGGTATCCATTTCTTTGCTTCACGATGGGTCTTGCGTTTACGAAAGCGTGTGTGCAGATGCTCAACGATCTCATCAACAGGGATGTCATCTTCTGGCATCTCTGGAATGTTGTATCTGCTTTCAGCAAAGTCAGACTTAGCTCTTTGATACCAACGATGGAGTGTCGCAGGTGGTATGCCGCTAACTTCTGATGCTTCTTTTAGCGTGCCATGTTTTTTAAGGAGATCTTGTGCTTGCTGTTTCTGTTCATTGGTGATTGTCATCACATTCCAACATTAGGTTTTTTAATTCAGCCCCGCGCGTTTTGATTTGCTGAAACCACAGACTATCCTCCATCTCCGCGGCTGCGCGGATATAGTCACGGTCTTCGAGGGCGGCGATAAACTTTTTGAAGCGAGAGAAACGAGGCCAACCAAGGTTAAACACCATCGATGCCAGCACTAGCTGTGCATTGTCAGGCAGGTCGCGCCACCAATCCATTCGATCATCAAGTTCTTGCACAGCAATCCGCACATCATCAGCCAGAATAACCTTGGCTGCATGCTCAGAGATTGGCTCATGCAAATTGTGACCATAGCCAATCGTAGGTACACCAACTGTGTCGGTATACATCGTCAGCATTTTCCCCTCATGCTTTGCAATCAGGTCGGTCAGTTCGGAAAGGACAATCATTTTTTAAACATCTTTGTTAGCTGTTGAACGCCAAAGCTGGCGGCAAACACAACACCAACGGCTGTTTTGTAGAAGTCAGGCATTGACTGCAACGCATCAAAGCCGCGCTGCACGATGTCTTCATGCCCTGTGAATGCTAATATAAGGGGGATGCTTACCAAAATTGTAAGCCATTCATCTTTCCAAGATGATGCAGAAGCAGATGCCATTGTCTGGTTCCACTCCTGTTCACCAGCAGCGACACGCTTGGCTACCTCGACCTTGGCTTTCTGTGTCTCGACCTTGCCTTCCATCCATGTGCCAGCAAGAGAGGCAACTGCATTAATGATTGCAATCATGTCAATGTACCCTGTTTCATAGGCAGACATTTCCAAGCAATTGCTTTGTACTGTGTCATTCGGTTTATATCGTTAGCCATTTCCATGGCGCGTGCTTTGCAGGATTCATATGTAGCGAGAGGATGGCGTGCGTTTTCAAATTCAATGCATTGATCTAAATTGCTGACAAGGCATGCCATGACTAACGCTTTGAACATTTCTTTAACCAGCGTTGCACTGTATCCATCTCGTAAATACGAAGCGCAGTCCATACGATAGTAAAAATAGCGGCAACCGGAGGGAGAATGTCTGTCACTGAACCCACCGTTGCAAATATTGCTGCACTATCAAGTATATCTTTCTGATCCATGGCTTAACCTACTGCATTAATGCATAATAGAAAACGCACATTATTACGAAAACAGCTACGAACACAGACACGCCAATAAGAATGTACTCAAATATTTCTTCTTGCCGCCTAGCTGCCTCAATCAGCTGTTGTTTCTTTTTAACTCTGATGTCTGCTTGTATCTTTATTATTTGCTGCCAAGCGGTCATGCCGTACTGACCAGTGATAAAGTTACGAAGCTCGTTCTCCATCTGCTCTGCCTTCTTCATGGCTGCAAATGTTTCTAATGCTTCTTCTTCTACCGATCCAATGCGCCTGCCTTTTGCCTTAGAGTGGCCTTCCTTGACAGCATTGATGCCTTGCATCCATCTTCCGAGATCGCCAGCCATCTGCTCAATTTCTCTGCCATGTTGAAAGGCAGTGCAAATAGCTTTGTATGCTGTGCTGGCAAGAGCAATCCCTGTAACCGGATCCATTTACTCCGGCTTAGCGGGCCAAGTCACGCTTGAAGGAAAGCCAGCTTGTGCTGGGATGTCACGCAAGGCTTGACGATAGGCGGTCATTGCGTCAGACATAGTAACATCACTCAAAGCCATCCAGTCTGTTTCAGCTAATAAAATGTCACGCTGATCCCGAACATCCAACGCAACGCTATTGCTTTCTTCAACAGCCCAAGCAGCTTCTCTAGCATTTAGCGCAGTAGTTTCAGCTTCAGTTAAGTCTGTTAGAACTCCATTCACACTTTTATAATTAGCCATTATTCAGATATCCCATACAGTGAAACAGTTCCGTTGTTAAAACTGGCTGTTAACTCAATGCAATTACTTCCTTGCTGCCCCCAATACCCACCATAATGTTCAAGCAAATAACTGTTGCTACTGCCAGAGGCTTGTCCATAAAACGAATAACCGCCTCTGCGATAGTTTCCAGTAGAAGTCCGAGCTAAGTCATATATGTAAAGATTTCCAGAAACACCATATCTATAGCCTGACGTGTTTACATCAAACTGTGCCGAGCCTGATGAACTCGTTGTGTTTTTGTAATTATTACCACTGTCATATGTACCGTTAATTCCATAACGCATTGTAAGTGTGCTATAATTCATACTTGCACTTAACAACATGAAATAGTTGGCATAAGTCGTAAGACCAGTAAACTCTATAGAACTTACTGCTGAACTAATTGTGGTTGTGCTAATTAAATTAAATGCACCACCACCACCACCACCGCCAACAGCCGAACCATCGATGGTCATTGACCCAGAAGTAGCTGAGATGTCGTTAGTCTGATGGTTTATTATTAACGCCATTATCTACTCCTTAAACGGCTGTCGAGCCTGACATATCAGCTTGTGCCATTACCCACGAATAGCACTTGTCAATAAACTGGTCGCCACTTGCTGCAATAATTTCGTCAAGGTTTGCGTGGTAGCGTTTGAAGTCTACCTCGCGAGTGTCATCTGTGGGCGATGACGTTGCGTAAGCTGACAGATCAATCGTCACCTCAAACTTTGGCTCTGACCCCCGCTGCCGACTAATTGCCGCCGTGACAATGCGGTAGTATGCGTTGTTAAATGCAATGCCGTATTGACTGTTGTTTTCTGCGATATTGTTTTGAATAGCCATTGTCTGTTCCTTATTAACTGTATGTAACCTCAGACGTATGAATCGTTGCAACGAATCTAATATTGGTAGACGCTGCTCCTGTCATTGTGATAGCAAGACCTCCATTTGTTGTGTCTGCTGACAATGCCATGCTCCAGTTTGGAGTATTGTCAATAACTGTTGTAGCTGAGTTAACCAACACAGTTGTTCCAGCATTGGCCTCCCTGCGTATCAAGCCTTCTACCTTAAAAGCACAACAATCTGTTCCGTCTGA